GAGACGGTCTTGTAATTATAGCAACTTTTTACAAAAATTAGCTACTTTACCCTACCATGTATATATTTATATAAAATAAAAATAAACAAATTATGTCACTTATCCTTGCACTCGTAATCGTCTTAGTAGTAGGAGGTTTAATAGCCAACTATTACCCAACTCCAAACACAAAGATTGAACCGATAACACCGGAGCCAGAACCGGTTCAAATCGAAGAGCCTGTAATTATAGCAGAATCCAAAGAAGAAGTAAAGGATGTAATTAAACCAAAGAAGAAACCAGCAACTAAAAAACCAAAAGTTACAAAACCAAAAAATAAAGAATAATGATACAGTTAACACAAGAAGAGTTACAAGAATTTAAAGGCTACAGAGCAGAAGCACACCAACTAGCAGCTGGATTAGGAGAGTTAAATTATCAAAGAACTCTAATTGATATAGAGTTGGATAGCCTAAAGCAGCAAATTAAAGCATCAATAGAAAAGCAGCAGATATTTATGAAGCAGCTTGGAGCTAAATACGGAGACGGATCAATTAACGTTGAAACAGGAGAGATTACACCAATTACAACAAAGTAATAACCACTGCGTCAATAAATTAGGTTTTGCCAACATCACCCGCTATTTATTAGTAAGAAATAAAACATCAAAATGGCAGAAGCACTAATCTCACCAGGCGTTTTTTTAAGAGAAAATGACGCATCTCAAATAACAGCAGGACCAATTACAGTTGGTGCAGCTTTGATAGGACCTACAGTAGTTGGTCCAGTAAACATTCCAACACTTGTCACAAGCTACTCACAGTACAAGGCTAAGTTTGGAACTACCTTCATTTCTGGTGGTAATACCCACGAATACTTAACTTCACAAGCAGCTTATAACTACTTCCAACAAGGAGGTGAGTCTCTTTTAATAACAAGAGTTGCTAGTGGTTCATACACAGCAGCAACAGCTAGCGTTTCATCCGCAGCAGGAACTGCGTTTGTTCTTGAGACTTTATCTGTAGGGGAGCTTATGAATAACAGCGGATCCATGACTACAGGTGGTGTATTATCACTAGGCACATCTGCAAATGTTAGATGGCAGGTTACACAAGCAGACTCTGCATCAGGTTACTTCACTCTTCTTGTTAGAAGAGGCGATGATTACGATGCATCTCAAACAGTACTTGAAACTTGGACCAACTTATCATTGGATCCAAACCAAAATAACTATATCGCGTATGTAATTGGTGATCAAACTCAAACTCTTTTAACAGACGAGAGTGGTCAAGCATACTTACAGACCACAGGTAGCTATCCTAACTCATCTAACTATATTAGAGTAAGATCTGTAAATTTACCAACTCCAAATTATTTAGATGCAAGAGGAAGAGCAAGAACAGAATACACAGCTTCAATTCCAACAAACGGTAGTGGATCGATAGGTGGTGCATTTGGTAGCGCAACTGGTGCTCCGTTCGGTTGCTCTGGATCAGCTGATTTGAATTTGTTTGAAGATATCCCAACAACAACTGCAGACGCAGCTGTTAGAAATATTCAAGGTCTATTTGCAGCTAACTACGACAATGCAATTAACTTACTAGCAAACAAAGACTCATACGTATTTAACTCAATTTACGCACCAGGCATAACTACACAAAACGCCTCTAGCCAAGTAAGCGCATTACTAAACATGGCACAAAACCGTGGAGATGCTATTGCAGTAGTTGACATGGTTGGATACGGTCAATCAATAACAAGTGCAACAACCAACGCACAATCTTACGATAATTCATACGGCGCAACATACTGGCCATGGGTACAAACGAGATCAGCTGAGACTGGTAGATTACACTTCGTTCCAGCATCAACGATTATTCCTGCAGTATACGAATACAATGACAAAGTAGCTGCTGAGTGGTTTGCACCAGCAGGTCTTAACAGAGGAGGTCTACCAACAGTAGTACAACCGGAGAGAAGACTTACAGTAGCTCAGAGAAATACACTGTATACAGCAAAAGTAAATCCAATCGCAGTATTCCCAGGACAAGGAACGGTGGTATACGGTCAGAAAACTTTACAAGCTCGTGCATCAGCACTTGATAGAGTAAACGTAAGAAGGTTGTTAATTGCTCTGAAGAGCTACATTGGACAAATTGCTGAGACCTTAGTATTTGAACAAAACACAGCTGTAACGAGAAATAGATTCTTATCACAAGTTAATCCATACCTACAGTACGTACAACAAAAGCAAGGTTTGTACTCATTCAGAGTAGTAATGGATGACACCAACAACACACCAGATGTTATTGATAGAAACTTACTTGTAGGAGCTATTTATTTACAACCAACAAAAACAGCTGAATTTATACAATTAGATTTCAACATCTTACCAACTGGAGCAACATTTGGACAATAAGATAAAACAATAGATAATGAACAATAATACAAAAGTAAGAATTCATCTATCAAAGCAATTATTTGAATCACTTAGCAGAGAAGTACTAGCCGAAGCAAAAAGCGGCAAGAAAAACTGGGGAGCTGGTATGGAAGAAGTTAAAACTAAGAAAGCTCCGAAGTCTTCTGAAATGAAAGCAACCAATAAGATGAAGACAATGGATGAGATGTCATCTAAGGAGAAAATGGCTAAGGGTTTATATAAGGAAGCAAATCCTGAAAAAGCTAAGATGAAAAAGATGGAAGAAGTTAAAAAGAAAGTTATGGAAATCGCTAAGAAACACTTAGCAGGTAAGATGAATTCTAAATAAACGTAACTAAGCTATTTATATTAAACAATAGAGCAATGCCAATTCTAGATCCAAATGAAATAATGTTCACGGCGTTTGAACCTACAGTTCAAAACCGTTTTATCATGTATATTGATGGTATCCCATCATTCATGATTAAAGCTGCATCAGCACCTAACGTAAACCTAAATGAAGTTAAGTTAGATCATATCAATGTGTATCGTAAGATAAAAGGAAAAGCCGAGTGGCAAGATATGACCTTAACTCTTTATAATCCAATCTCTCCTTCTGGCCAGCAGGCTGTAATGGAGTGGATTCGTTTATCACATGAATCTGTAACAGGACGTGATGGTTACTCTGACTTCTACAAGAAGGATTTGAACTTATCAATTCTAGGTCCAGTAGGTGATGTGGTATCAGAGTGGATCATTAAAGGTGCATTTGTTAAGACATCAAACTTCGGATCATACGACTGGTCTAACCAAGAAGCGACTACAATCGAACTTGGAATTGGAATGGATTATTGTATACTCAACTACTAAACTGATTCTAAATATGTTAGAGCCCCTCTCCAAAAAAGAGGGGTTTTTTGTTGCATTCTATCTTCGATAGTAGTATCTTTAGCTGCTAAACATAATAACAGTATGACAGCATCTTATTACGTCGGAGTAGTACTTGGAATCTTAATTGTAATCGGGTTACTTTTTTTCATTCGGTTCCTAATTGTTGGAATCTTAGTATACTCGGAAGATTTATTGATAGCACTAGGTGGAGAGGTAAATAGAGAGCCTATTGAAAAGTTTTTTCGTATTTTAGATAATATTATTGTAAGAGGTAGATTTTATGATCCAAAACAAGATATGTAAAAACACATATTGTATATATTTATAAGAAACAAATAAAGAATATGGAATTAAAAAGTTTACCAACAGAAGTTGTGGAATTACCATCAAAAGGGCTGTTATATCCACTAGAGAACCCTTTATCTTCCGGTACTATCGAAATGAAGTACATGACAGCAAAAGAAGAAGATATCCTTTCAAATCAAAACTATATCCGTCAGGGAGTAGTATTTGATAAGTTATTAAAGTCATTAATCGTATCTAAAGTTGATTATGATGATTTAACCATTGGAGATAAGAACGCAATACTTATTGCTGCTCGTATTTTAGGATACGGAAAAGACTACCAAATTAAAATGGAACACCCGGTTACAGGAGAAGAGGAAGTTCTTACAATTGATTTAGCTGAAATTAAAAACAAGAACGTTGACTACAGTCAGTTTAACAATACAAATGAGTTTACCTACACACTTCCAATCTCAAAAAATGAAGTTACTTTTAAGTTACTAACACACAGAGATGAAAAGCAGATTGACGATGAGTTGAAAGGCTTGAAAAAGATTAACATGTCAGGAGAGGTTACAACAAGATTAAAGCAATCGATCTTAGCGGTTAATGGTGACAGAGAAAGAAAAGCAGTTAGAGATTTTGTAGAGAACTTTATGCTGGCTGCAGATGCAAGAGCACTAAGAGATTATATGAAAACAATAAGCCCAGACCTCGATCTAACATTTACATTTGTAGGATCAGACGGCTACACACAGGAGGGTGTAGATATTCCTCTTGGAGCTTCCTTTTTTTATCCCACCACCGGAATATAGAACATCCCTATTCACTCAGATCCACGAAATAGTATTTTATGGAAAAGGTGGATATAGCTGGGAAACAGTGTATAGTATGCCGATTTGGTTGCGTAGATTCACATTCAATGTAATGAATGAACACTACAAAAAAGAGCAGGAAGAATATAATAAAGCAGCTGGAAAGAGTCAAACTGTAACAGCAAATACGCCACTAGCTAAACCAGCCATAGCTAAACTAGCAAATCAACAACCCACCTATACAAGTAAAGTGTCTAGAAAATAGGCACTTTCTCTATTTATATACATGGCAACTAGTAGAACCAATCGCAACCAACCAAATGCTACCCCAGCCGATGTTGCTGCAACTAAGGATTTCTTAGACAACATAGAGAGATCCCAAAAAGCTGCAAATTTACTGGATCAGGAATTCATTGCAATGCAGAGCACAGTACGAGGTTTGGGAGTTGAATTAAAGGAGGCTTTTTTAAAGCAAGTTCCCAATGCAACAAAGGAGGTAAAGGAGTATGCAAAAAGCTTAGATTCGAGTCTCAAAACGCAAATCAGAGAAACTGAAAAATTTGCAAAGACTCTCAGCAAAAATCAGCGAACTTTGACTAGCGAAGCTACTATAAAAAGTCAAATATTAGAAACTGAAAGACGCAGAGAGAGTATCGTGGAGTTACTAGATGAAGCAGCTGTAAGAGGGTATGGGTTGAATCAAAAGCAACTAGATGCTGCAAAAGCGCTGCTGGATACACTGAATGAACAAGACGAAGTACTAGCTAACCAGTTATCCAAGGTTAAAGCCATGGAAAAGACTATTGGTAGAATGGCTACGATTCTGAAAGGTATACAGAAAATACCATTTGTCGGAGGTTTTTTAGGGCAGCTAATGAATATTCCCAAAGCTCTAAAAGCGATGGAAAAGGCAGCAGCAGGTGGAGCAAGTAAGTTAAAAACTATGTGGGTTGGCTTAAAGCAAGTATTTGCAAACATCGGAATAGGATTGGCATTAGCGGCTTTAACTAAGGGAGTTGAATTTCTTGTAAAGGCAATTGTAGAGGTCGATAGAAAAGCATTCGACCTAGCAGCTAATTTGGGTACAAATGTAAAACAAGCTGAAGAGTTAAACAAGAAGTTCATACTGATAGCAACTTCATCAGCAAATACAGGACTAACTGCCAAAGAGCTGACAAAGACCTACACTGAGCTGTCAAATACAGTAGGCTACTTAGTACCGTCTAACAGAGAATTCTCAGAAACAGCTGCACTAATACAAAAAAGAATAGGAGCGTCGGCTGAGCAAATGTCAGCTCTAGCAATGCAGTCGGTGCTATCAAAACAAAGTATAGGTGACACATATAAAACATTAGAAAAGAGTAGAGTCGTAGAAGGAGCTAGAAATAAACTATCACTTACAACTAAGCAAATACTTGAAAGTATCGCAAAAACAAGCAGCACAGTTTTAATAAATTTTAAAGGTAGCACAGAAGCGTTAGCAAATGCAGTAATAAGAGCAGCTAAGTTGGGTACAACGCTAGATCAAGTAAACAAACAAGGAGAAGCATTAGTAGATTTTGAATCAAGTATAGAAAAGGAATTTGAAGCACAGCTATTAACTGGTAGAAACATAAACCTAACAAGAGCAAGAGAGCTTGCTTTAATGGGAAAGACTAAAGAGTTAATGGAGGAGCTAAAAAATCAACAAGTTAGTTACGATAGTTTTATGAACGAAACTATTATTGGAAGACGTTCTGAAGCAGAAGCAATAGGATTATCAGTAGAAGAATTATCAAAGCAGCTACTATTACAAAAGCAAGCAGAGTTACTGGGAGCAAAAGAAGGAGAATCACTACAAGAAAGGTATAATTTGTTAATTAAGGAGGGTAAAACTAGAGAAGATATTGCTAAATTGATAACTGAAGGAGCTGAAAAGGATTTATACAGAGCCTCAATAGCTGATAAATTTAATAACTCAGTAGAAAGATTAAAGGATATTTTAGGAACAATGTTAGAAGGACCACTTAAAGGAGTGGTAGATAGCTTTGCCAACTTCGTTAGCGACGGAAATAAGATGACCAATCTAGCTAATCAGCTCAAAGGAATATTTACAGGTCTAGGTAAAGTGCTACAAAATCTTCCAAGCCTACTAAGTGCAGCAATAGGAGCCATGAGAGTACTAGCTACCCTATCAATTGTAAGTGCAGTTGCTAATGTCGTAGCATCTCTAGGAGCAACTCCATTTGTAGGAGCAGCTTTGGGAATCGCAGCTGGTATAGGTACGAATATGTGGCTCAATAGTCTACTTGACGGTGGAAATGCAGCAACACCTCCAATGACTAATGCACCTAGCAACCCAAGTATGACAACCCCAGTCAACCCAGTCACAGCAACAGCACAGCAGTCAGCAACAACTAGTGAAAATAAATCCGATCAAACAAAAGCACCTGTTTTTGTAGTAAACTCTTATATAGGAACAGAGAAGCTAGCAACAGCAACAACAAAAGCAATACAACAATATCCTGGAACAACAATAGTATAATCATGACAGTACTAGATCAAATACAAAAATCAAGACTAAGTAAGAATGGACAAACCAGCATTACTGGCATTTTTGAAGGAACACCTGAGAATGTAGCAGCTGTTTTAAGAGGGTTTAGTGCACCAAGATCATCAACACAGGGAGTGTTCAATACAAAGCCAACTGATATGGTTGTAAATCATCCACCACAACCTACCTACTTAGATTATCTAAAGGTAACAAACCAAATATAAGATGCCATTAATTAATTTTAGAACAAACTTAACAAGTCTAAAGTATGGCGATCCAACAACAGGCGATAGACCTGGTGGGGGCTATAGTGGACAGCCGTACATCCAATTTCCAATAGAGTCTGCAGACACACAAGATCCATACAAAGAATACTACAGTACTAATAGAAATAACCTTGATTTTCCAATCAGAGGCGGAGCTATATCGGAGCTATTAGATGCAACGATATCAGGAAGGCTAGACAAGCAGAGAATTCAGAAATTCTTTAACGATGCACCAAGAGGAACTACTTTCATACAGAAGCAAATAGGACTGCAGCTAACAAATCCAAGAACACAAGTACCACAAGCATTAACATTCGCTGGAGATGTAATAGGAAATGCAGTACTACCAGTAACACAAACATATAATCCATTAAACACACTAGCGCAGGTAGCTGTACAAGGAAGCGGTATACATTTTAATAGGCACGGAGTTTCTCCAGCTATCTACGAGAGCGAAAGACAAACGTACGCATACTACGCAGACAACCCAGACAACAATCAAGGGAATACAAATAGATTAGCCATTTTAAGAGCTTTAAAATTAATAGGTGATACAGGTTTTACATTAAATAGAAATACATCGACTACTCTAGGCATAGACCCAGATCTAGTAGATAGAATGGGAATTTCTGTCATACAAAACCAACTCTTTAATTATCCAGGAGGTCCTGGATCAGTTTATGGTATTGGTTTTACTAAGATCAGGAGGGATGTAAACACTCAACCAGAAACCGATACTAGAACAGGAGTATCTTATTCAACGCTAGCTATGAAGTATCAACAGCTAGCAAATCAGAAGACGACCGATGGTGTTGACGTACGATATCCAAGACCACAAGACTACAGAGCACAACTTGCGGATCCGTTCCTACCAACGTGGGATTACCAATCCTCATCACTAGAAACTAGACTTGGCATTGGTAACCCAGGAGGACAGCAACTATCATTATTTGGATATAGTGATTATAGAACTTCTAAAACAGGCTCACAAGATCAAATAAATTTACTAAATCCGTTCCGCTACGATACGTCTAAAGATACTCCGTGGAGTAGTAAAGATGCTAACGGTACTAAAGATATAATTAAGTTTACGTTTGAGGCAATAGACAACGATTACTCAAACAGAGCAGTAGCACTTATTTTTAGAGCCTTCCTAGAAGGAACCATCACCGATAACAACTCAGCTCAATTTAATAGTTTTAAATATTTAGGTAGAGGCGAAACATTTAGAACCTACCAAGGGTTTACCAGAGCTATTGGATTTAGCTTCAAAGTAGCCGCTCAGACTAGAGATGAAATGAAACCGTTGTACACAAAGCTAAATCATTTAATGTCTTTAGTGTATCCGGATTATTCACCTTACTCAAATTTAATGCGAGGAACTGTTGTTAGAATGACAATTGGAGATTATATTTATAGAATGCCTGGATATTTAGAAGATGTTAATATAACAATCGACAATAGTAATACACCGTGGGATATCGTGCTAGGAGATACAAAGGAAACTGACATGAGACAGCTACCGCACCACGTAACAGTATCTAGCACTTTCTATCCAATTATGGACATATTGCCAAGAGCTGTAACATTCCTTAATCCACAAGTTCCGTTAATTGTAAACACGGATAAACCGTTCACAGAAACTACAATAAAAGGAGAAACCAGTCAACTGTTTGGAGCAACTGCAAATACGACACCTTTTTAATATAATAAAAAAGTTTAACTATAATGGCATCAAGGTATGAAAATATACCGGTAACAAGATTAGACACAACAGGTAGCCTTTACTACCAGACCAATCTATACCCAACAATAGAACCAACTAACGCTGATTACTATGTTATTACAACTATAGGAGACCGGTTAGATTTGATGGCATACGATTTCTACCAAGACTCAAGTCTATGGTGGATCATAGCATCTGCAAATGCACTACCAGGTGACTCAATCTATCCACCAATAGGAGTTCAACTAAGAATTCCAACAAACCTACAAACAGTTTTAAATACCTATAATCAAGAGAATAATGGCTGATGAAAGATTATCCAATGTTTTGGGAGCTCCGTTTGAGGAGTTTGTTCTAACACAGTTAAATGTAAGAGCTGCTCGCAATAGCACTGGCGGTAGAGGGAGAACCATTGCGGGAGAGAGTTATCTAGATACAAGAAGCACCGATGAAGTACTATTTCTAGCCAATAAGATGGCTTGGGTTAAACTAACATCCTCAGTTAGAGTTGACTTTTGGAATAAGTGAAGTAGATGTTGTAAATTATCCCAATAGTGATAGCTTAGCTAAAAACTGGATTCTACAAGCCGGCACATCACAAGCTGCTGGAGCCGGGATAAATCTAAGATCGGGAATTGGAGATAATGGGTCCTACGGCATGCCAAACAGAGACGAACTCGGCTACCGACCGATGCCAGGTCTAACGTCAGTATCAGTAGATTCTGCAGGAGTTTTAGGATCACTTAGACAAGCTACGATTAATTTCAAGGTTTGGGATATTAATCAGCTTAGTATAATAGAGGCATTGTATTTTAGGCTAGGATTTTCAATGCTACTTGAATGGGGACATGTACAGTACTTCTCAAACAGGAAAGGTGTAGACGGCACACCTGGCACCTTTATTCGTGAGTATGTTTATGGAATCGATCCGTTCAAAGATACCAGAAAAGAGTTTGTACAACAAGAGTTAAATAAACACGCAAGAGAGTCTAGTGGAAATTACGAAGGAATGCTCGGAGTTGTAACCAACTTCAATTGGTCTTTTAACCAGGAGGGTGGTTATGATTGCACAGTTAAGCTATCAGGACTCGGTGCTATAATTGATACGCTAAGAATTAACCAGTCTTACACAATGCCAGCAACTCTGTATCAAACCTACTTAGATCAAAAAACACTACTGAAAGACGAGCAGGAAAAAGCAGAGATACAAGCCGCTCAAGATAAAGAAGCGAGAGAGCGTAAGGAAAAAGGATTACCAGATCTACCTCCTGCAGCAAAGGATGGTGCCGGTGTTTATAATATCTACAAAACCGATATAGCACCCACCGAGCCTATTTCACAAGATCAGTTTCTACAAGAGCACAGTTATTATCCAGCTTATCTAGTATCCGACACAGCTACTAATACAGTACCGGACTACTATTATAGAGCTGTATCAACAAATCAACAATATAGAGACGATCTAAATATAAAAAGAGCCGGACTTTACCTCAACTCTGCAGCCGGCTACAGAGCTACTTTTGATTTTATTCCAGCCGATGTTAGTGAAATAAATCAAAGTGTTACTCTAAGAACACAGTTTATAGATGATATCTTAGCTAAAAAAGTAACCGATGACAGCTACCAGCTTTTAGAAGCAAACGAAGGGGTGAAAAATATAATAGAAAGCGATGTACAGAATCCAGATCCACGAAGCTTCTCTAATGCCCCTGTAAGACGCCTTTCAGCAATTACACCAGGCTCTAAGCACGAGATTACTAAGTATTTAGAAAAACTGCTACTAGGGTACAACAGCAAACTATCAGATCCGTTTAAAGCTTCAAATTTACCAATTGACGAAGGCCCAGTAACTTTTACACTGCCTTATATAGCCAAAATACCAACTCAAACAGATCCCAGTAAAATAATAAATAAGCTACAGTTTATAACTATACAGTATTTTCCCCCTGCAGACAATATACCAACAGGTGCAGAAGTATTAAAAGCAGTGGATGAATGGTTAGATACAAATGCAACAATTAAAGTAAACAATATCGTAGCCGTACCATCAACAATACAAGTAAACTCTGGTATATTATACAGTTTAGCAGCAACTCTGGATGAAGGCCAGGCTCTGTCGACGGGAAATTCAAATTTAGCAACAACACTTGTAACAACGAAATTTAACGCAATCTACATCTATGGTGGGGTTGAATTACAAGTGCCAAAAAAGAACTCGTTTAAACTAGGTATTATCTTTAATAACACAGCACTGATCGATAAGGTGCTAGATCCAAATGCACCAATTACACCGCAACCGACCGACTCGCAAAAAGGGGATGATGGTGATTTAAACGGTAATACTAACGACCCAAATACCACACAGACAGATCCCGCCGAAACATTTGCATCCGCTCTACAGGCAATGTTAATTGCAGCACGGAGTACGATTCAAACAGCAATGATTACGGATAACAGTAGAGGGGTATATGAAGTACCACTTCTTGATTTGACGAAAGCAATGTTTAAAGGCAGTATGCTACAAGATGTGTTAACTACAAGAGTAGATAGTCAAACTAACAGTTTTAATATAACACAGTATGCACTTAAGGGATATAATAGCAACTTACTAGCTAATCCAAGCATTTTTAATTCTATTCCAAACGTTGATTTTAATAAGCTGTGTACTGGATACGGAGCAAAATATAAAGGAAGAACTGACGGAGGAAACATTTACTATCCGACGTATATTAAGTTGGGATATCTGCTATCTTTTTTAAATAGCATGTGTTTAATTTACGATTCAACAGGAGATACGGATAAGCACCCGTACGTTTATTTAGATTTCAACCCAGAAACAAATTTATGTTTAACAAACCCGCAACACTTAACTGTAGATCCGTATGTATGCTTAATACCATTTCAAGGAAGTGCTAGTAACTATTTAAAAATATTTCCAAAAGAAATAGCACAGAAGCTACAAAAAGATGATAAGATTACAAAGCTTGGACCAAAGACAAACGGATTGTCAGGCTACTTACCGTCTTTTAAAGGTGCTAATTCATACCAAGGAAAAACGATGGAAATATTGGTTAACATTGACTTTTTAATAGACACGCTTAAGCAATATCAAACAAACGATCCAACTCACGCAGTTTATTTAAAAGGTTATTTAGATGCGATTGTAACAGCAATTAACAAGGCAACTGGAAATGTAAATTTATTTAGAGTATCTTACAGAGATGACAGCAACACTGTTATAATACGTGACGATCAATTCGTACCTCCGTACGAAGGAGATGCTTATAGCTTATATAAGGACAACGGACAGCAAACAGATTATGGTGTTAGGCAAGGATACAGTGTTCCGAGATACGGACAGATACCAGTATTTGGAAAGTATAGCTTGGTGAGAGCCATGCAACTTGAAACTAATATTACAACCAATTTATCAAAAGAGATAGCAATCTCAGGACAATCGTATACGGGATCTGTAAACTCAACTGATCACTCATCCTACAGTTACTTAAATGCTAACTTCTACGATGCATACAAGCGGAACATATCGAACACACCAGTTATTAGTTCAGCTAATTCAAATCAACAAAATCAGGTTATATCTCAACAAACAAGCAACAAACAGCCTAATAAAGCAAATAAAGTTATTGACCATGACTTAGACCAAGCTATTCAATTTAATAATCATATTTTAGAGGTATACCTCAACGCAGAAGTGTCAAAAGATAAAGTACCCTTTGCAACAAACTACTACATCGAAAGAATGTCTGGAGTCAAATCATTTGACACCGTGACATCAGCAGCACCATTTATACCAGCAAATCTAAGCATAACAGTAGATGGGATTAGCGGCATTGTAATGCAAAATGCCTTTACAATACCAGAACAAATGTTACCACAGTCGCTACGTGGAGTAGGAAATGTTACTAAGGTAGGTTTTGTAGTAGTTGGACTATCACACACAATAGAAAACAATGAATGGCTTACTAAGATCAGAGGTCAAATGATAAGACTTAGGGATAACATATCCTATACTGCTATTGCTGGAGTTAGTCAAATAGAGTTTGGTGCACCTTCTACAGCTCAAACAGGTCCAGCTAGCTTAGCATCTGCCACAAGTGAGTTACAACTTTTGTGGGAGAAATTTAAAGCAGCAGGATTTAATCAAGCCGCAGCAGCAGGAGCAGCAGGAACTATCTACGCAGAATCAGGGCTTAATTACAGAGCGTGGATAAAAGGTGCAACACAACTAGGTAGTGGAGCAACCACCACTACTGCAGGCAGTGCATTAGGTCAACCCTTAGATCGTCAACCATCGGCTACATTCACAAGACCTACCTACCAAGGTAAGAGGATCACTGCATACGGGATAGCACAGTGGACATCAGATAGATTAGATCAGTATGTTGGGTTTGCAAGTATTAAAGGCGACTCACTAGCAACACAGTTAGACTTTACATTAGTAGAAGTTAAAACTAGATCGATCCTTAACAGTAGACTTAAAAACATACCAAATACGGAAGCCGGAGCAGTGCAAGCGTCGTTGGATTGGTTAGACTACTTTGAATACTCGGATCCATCTAGATCCATAACAAACGTAAATGAAAGAAATAAAAGAGCTGCCTATGCAAAAGGAGCTTATGAAATAATTAAGAATTTCAGCTAACTAATATGTCAATAGAATACTACCCATTAACGAGAATAAAAACAAACCTCTACACAAGAGGAGGTGATTTTGTCAATCCTGACGGAACTCCGTACACAGGTAGATACTATATTCTCTATAATGGAGAAGTTCGTGCTGGAATAAACCCAGTTGTTGGATCTAATCAACCACTACTGCCTGCAGCTTCTCAAATTCAAGCACAAACTGCTAGAGGCACTACTGCAGCAAGTCCGCCACCAACATCACCAGCAGCTCCACTAACAGCTACAACAAACTTTGTGCTAAAAACACAAGCAACTCAAAACAGACAGCTAAAGGAACTTACACCCTATTACCCAGTTCCACTTAGCGGCGATTATGCAAGAGGATACTTTACAAGATACTTCGCAAAAAACGTAAGCGGTCCAGGCTACGTAGTTGAAATTTCACAAACAGACTGGGCTGACATCCAAGACGGCAACACAGCTCAGACGATACTAGCATACGAATCGACTAGCCTACTTTGGCAACTTACAGGACCGTTAAACGATATTAGGGTATCACAATATCAAATTAAAGGTGGCGTATATGATACAAACAAGAGAGTAACAGAGGCGAAGGCAAAAGGCTTCGTCGGTCTACTCTCATTCGTAGGAGAAGACTACACAAAGTTTGCAAGAATAACACCATAACCGTTGGTAAGTTTATAAAATAGTCGTACTTTAATCCTAATAAAGGTTATATAGTATGGCATATTTTATTGTTGAAACAAAAGAACAGCTAAGCAGCTTACCTAAACCAAGTAAATGCTTCATCGAGCTAATTACATTATCAGAGGATACTCATCCTAAGCTAACATCCCCATGCGTTCTATACTACAACGATTTTCAGAAAGGATACATAATTCCAATCAATCACAGCGAAGCATTTGCAGTCACAATTGAGGATGTACAAACATTCCTACAATCATATAGTCAAATTTATCTATATGATAAGAAGTGGCATTCCTACTACTTAGATTTACCACAAGCAATCGACGCTCACTTATTACTACCAACGACTGAGACAGCAGACAGCCAGTGCTACACTAATTTACACAACGATTTCTACAATCGATTCAAGTACGTAGATGGTGTAAATGCTCTAATACCTATTTCTAAGCATTATGAAAGGTGCGAGTGTATGTTTGAGATAGTTAGACCTCTAATAAGAGAAAGTGAAAATTTACCGTGGCAAAACACCTATATAGACGTTTATAAATGGGTTGAAGAACAAGGAATTAGAATAAACGAAAAACTATTCGATAAATACTACGAACCGACCTGGAAAGCTAGATCAATTAAAGACGGTAAAATCTATACGAGTTACAATTTGTATAACGTAACATCGAGACCAACTAATGCATTTAATGGAATAAACTTCCTGGCGTTCAATAAAGAGAACGGATCAAGAGCGGCATTCATACCAGACAATGATGTGTTTGTTGAGTTTGACTTTGATGCATATCACCCAAGACTTATAGCTAACTTACTAAATGTAGAGATCCCATTAGACAAATCAATTCATACACACTTGGGAGAGTATTATTTTGGAAAAGAAGAACTGACAGAAGAAGAATACCAAGAATCAAAAAAGATAACATTCAGACAGCTGTACAATGGGGTTGAGGATGAAGTAGCTAATATTCCACTCTTTAAACACGTAGACGCATTTGTAAAAAGTATGTGGGCTAACTACCAAGAGAAAGGACATGTAATATTACCAAACGGTAGAAGATTAGTGCAAGATAAGCCATCACCACAAAAGCTATTCAACTACTACATCCAGTGCTTAGAGACAGTTAACAACGTTAAGAAGCTAACCAAACTCAAAAAGCTGCTAGAAGGCAAGAAAAGTAAGGTGATTTTAGTAGTATACGACTCTATTCTAGTCGATTTTGCGATGGAAGATGGAAGAGAGCTACTCAATCAAATAAGGGAAACACTGGAGGAAGATGGGTACATTATAAAGGTACAAATCGGTAATAATTACGATTTTAGCAACTAATCTAACTATTTATTATGGAATACATAGAAATAACACAGGAACAATTGAAGAACAAACTATTTTGTACATTCTCAGCCAAAACTAAGCTGGACGATACGTTAAATACTATATTAGAGGAGTATACGATATTGTACGGTAAGATATTTGTTTTGGAATCTGAAGACTCGGATGAGTATTTATGTACCTATAATATTGAAGTAGATCAAACAGCGACTAGGATTTTACCGAATACGATCTTACTACACAGAAAGAAGGAATCTAACACACTATACACAATTAACAGTCTGAACATACTCATCAAATCTCTGAATGAGGGAGTTTTAGACACAACCTTCAAAGTTAATTGGCAGGACTACAGAAACACTGTACTACTCACTCAAGGCAACGACCTTAGAAGATTATCCACAAAAATTTTCAAAATAGTAACTATATAAGTTGCTAAATTGAATTTCTGTTCGTATGTTTCCTAGGATAAGTATTTTTTAATTAAAACAATAAACTATGGACTTAAATGCTATCAAGTCTAAGCTAAACGCCTTGCAGAATCAGAAGCAAGGGGGCGGCCAGAAGAGGGACATGTCTCTAATCATCTGGAAGCCTACAGTTGGGAAGCACTCTATTAGAGTTGTACCGACTGCACATTCGCAAATCTTTTTGGAACATGAGGTAAGACCGTTCAAAGAGATGCAAGTTCACTACGGTATTGGAAACCGTACAATGGTATCACCTGTAAACTTTGGCGAGAAAGACCCTATCGTTGAGTTTGCAAAGCAGTTAAGACAATCAAGTGATAAGGAAAATTGGCAATTGGCTAAGAAGCTTGATACAAAGGTTAGGGTATTTGCACCAGTAATCGTACGTGGTGAAGAAGAAAAAGGTGTACGTCTTTGGGAATTTGGTAAACAAGTTTACGCCGAGCTACTTGCTATTGCAGAAGATGAGGATGTAGGTGATTACACAGATCCAGTGCAAGGTCGCGACATTACAGTAGAAACTACTGATGGAGCTAGTAACGGTACTGGCTTCAACCAATCTAAAGTACGTGTTCGTACTAAGACTACACCATTGTCGGATGATGCTGCTGAAGTTAAGAAGTGGTTATCTGAGCAACCAGATCCGTTAACTATTTTCAAGAAGTACTCCTACGACGAAATGAAAGAGTCTTTGCTTGAGTGGTTAAACCCAGAAGCATCTGCTGACGAACCAGCTGCACCTGCTGTAGAAGCTAAGCCAGCCTACGCTTTGAATACTAAGAAAGCAAACGTAGACGACGAATTCGATGCATTATTCAACATTAAAAAGTAAGTATGGCAAAAGGCAAATCGTCTTCTTCAGGCTCGCTCAATGCGAGCTTGTCAGGAGCAATAAATGGATCATTTAACCTAGATAATTTCATCAGGTCTAAAAACCTCTCTAGCACTTCAATAAAAATGAAGGAGCAAAAGTGGATCCCATTATCAGCTGCCTTTCAAAACTGCTTATCAATACCAGGCGTGCCAATCGGCCATATCACATTGTTGAGAGGCCACTCTGATACAGGTAAGACAACCGCTCTTTTAGAAGCTGCAGTAAGCGCTCAGAAGATGGGAATCTTACCTGTTTTCATTATCACTGAGATGAAGTGGAATTGGGATCATGCAAGACAAATGGGATTACAGTTTGAAGAAGTTGCAGATGATAACGGAGAAGTAAGCGATTACAAAGGATTTTTTATCTACGTAGATAGAGAGAGGTTAAATACAATCGAAGATGTTGCAGCATTCATAGCTGATCTGTTGGACGAACAAAAGAAAGGCAACTTGCCTTACGACTTATGTTTCTTCTGGGATTCGGTAGGATCTATTCCAAGCCGTCTGTCAGTTGAGTCTAATAAGAACAACAACGAATGGAATGCAGGAGCAATGTCTCAACAGTTTGGCAACTTCATCAATCAGAAGATTGTATTATCACGTAAAGAGAGTCAGCCGTACACCAATACAATGGTTGCAGTGAATAAGATCTGGGTTGCAAAAGCTGAGAACATAATGGCTCAACCTAAAATGAAGAACAAGGGTGGAGATACAATGTACTTCGATGCTTCGTTAATTATCACATTCGGTAATGTAACAAACTCAGGCACGAATAAGATCAAGGCAACTAAGAACGGCAAAGAGGTAGAGTTCGCAAAGAGAACAAAGATCAGCTGTGATAAAAACCACGTCAACGATGTAACGTCTACAAGCAAGGTAATAATGACTGCTCATGGATTTATTGATGATGATAAAAAAGCCATTGATAAATATAAAAAAGAGTACTCAAAAGATTGGTTGAAGACATTAGGTTCATCTGATTTTGATGTTGTGATTGAGACTGACGAAGATAATAGAGATATTTTTGACGCTTCAGATTCGGAATAATATCCGTACCTTTAGAGGAAACAAATAATAAGTTATGACAAGAATTAATTCAGGGTACGCTGTCAAGTTACTGACAGACAAGCATTTAATGGCAGAACATAGAGAGCTTAAACGAATCCCAAACGTTGTGTCAAGAGGTAGATATAATCTCAAGACAGCTCCTAAAGAATTCACTCTGGGTAAAGGACACGTATCGTTTTTCTACGATAAGTTAGGATACCTAAAAAAGAGATACATTGAGTTGTATAACGAATGTAGAGCCAGAGGATTTAATGTGCAAAATTATGAAAGTTCCTGGGACGGCGTACCTCCTGAGTTGATGAACGATTATACTCCAACAGAAAACGACGTTCGAATCATAACCGAGCGTATTAATGACAGACTAGCTAATCCATTAGCAAAGCAAAAGAAAGAAAAGTTACATGAGCAAAGACTACAGGAAGATGCTAGAAGCAATCGAGAACCAGAAAGATGTAGTGTTACACAAGAACAGTCACATACTACTAGTTGACTCTCTTAATACCTTCCTCCGCAGCTTCGCAGCAATACACCACATCAACCCAGCCGGTAATCATATCGGTGGTTTAGTTGGTTATCTAAAATCGGTAGGATCGGTTATCAAACATCTAGAGCCTACGAGAGTGATACTAGTCTTTGATGGACAGGGTGGATCTACAAACAAGAGATATCTCTATCCAGAGTACAAAGCTAATAGACACATAACCAAGATAACAAACTGGGATGCATTCGATACACAAGAAGAGGAATCAGAAGCTATTACAGCTCAGATCATGCGACTGGTGGATTACTTGAAGTGTCTTCCTGTGGACCTTGTTTCGATTGATAAGATCGAAGCAGACGATGTCATTGGATACCTGGCTCAACAGTTTCCTGAGAAGGTGACAATACTATCAACAGATCAAGATTATTTACAACTAGTATCGGATAAGATATCGGTATTCTCTCCAGTCAAGAAAACGATCTACTATCCTGAGACAGTGTTAAAGGAGTATGGGATACCACCTCATAATTTCCTAACGCACAAAGTAGTCGTA